CCTGACACATTGTTATATCAGGCATCTTTTCCGTAGGTTTCGTTGTAGTATTCTTCTGCGTATTCACAAAGTGGTATTTGCTGACCATGATTATAAGCATCTTTAATCTGCTCCTTCTCCATCTCTTTGGCTTGTTTAATAGCCTGATTGTACAATTCAATTGTTTTTTCTTTTGATACTATTCTAGAGTTAGAGATTAATTCGACCTCTCTAACTAACCAATCTACTGCTGTCTGTTTCACTTCTTAAATTCGTTGATAGCAATCTGCGCTAATCTCTCTGCATCTTTTCTAACCCTGTTGTGATAATCTGAGTTGTCAGAAAATGGAGACTGCCACTTTGTGCTTGCAACTTGATCGTAGACTAATGCATTGTAGAATCTTTCTGTTAGTAATTTTTTCATGTGTTTGTTAGTTTGATAATTAAATTGTTTAAGTCCTCATCTGATGGGAAGTTATCCTTGTCAGTACTCCAATAGTCTAGGTACCTATCCCTGTGTACAGCGTACCACTTCTGTGTGTATTCATTCCAATGAAATACGTAGTTCCAAATCTTATCCATATCGTTTGTTGTTAAAGTTTGCTACTGTTGGTAGGCACTAGCGACCCGATCCTATCTATGTGTTTTTAAAATGATTAACTGTGTAGTCCTTCTTCTTTATCACTGTCTTGTACACGTCATGCTCAATGCCTCCCTTACTAAAGACCCAGTACACATGGTTAAAAGAACGATCCTTTGTTGTCATCCTGTCCCTGCTCTGCCAGTAACTAGTAGCACTGAAGTCAATGTTGTAGTACACCAAGTACTTGGCATGCCTAAGGCTAATCCCCTCCCTGCCGCTAACTATCTGAAGAGCAATGCTTTTATCTGTACTTTCAAATATACTAAGATCAGTTGTAAGATCATCACCAAACACATCCTTCAAAGCAGATAGCTCTTCCTTAAATTTATAGAAGATGCCTATCTTACTTCCTTGAAATTTTTGTTTAATGAACTCAGCCTTGCTGGTGTCAAGCACCATGCTGTTGCCACTCTCAAACTTAATCGTGCCGCTGCACAGCTGGTGTACCTTCATCATTAACTTCACTGCCGTGTCTGCTAGTATCACCTCAGTCTTGCCCTCAATCACGAGGTCTCTTTTTAGCTTCTTGATAAGCTGCATCGTAGACTCCTTCATCTCCACCTCTAGGATCTCCTCAGTAACTGATGACACGAACCCTGCCTCCTTCTGTGAGAAGCTTATCATGTGTGGCTGCATCTCCTCAATGATGCTGTCCAACCCAGTGCTGTAGTCATTGATGAATAGACCATTGATGTTCTTCTGCTTCACCTTCACATGCACCTCAGCAAACTTATAGAAGTTAACGAACCGCTTGAATGGGTTGCCAGGTATGCCGTACACCTGGTGGTACATCTGCGAGTAGCTCTCCGGTGTTGGTGTGCCAGACATGAGTATCACCTTAGGTCTATACTTAGAGATGGCGTGTCGCATCATTACAGCCCGATTGCTGGGCTTTGGGAACGCACCTATACTATGTGCCTCATCGATGACTATTAGGTCAAATTTGAAGCTATCTACCACGTTGTGCAGGCTCTCATAGTTGACCACCTTTATCTGGTAGCTAGGCTGTAGCAAATCGTAGTCCTTCTCGATGCTTCCGATGGCCTTCTTCTTGGTCACAAACAGCACAGACTTTGCTCCGCACTCACTGGCTATGCCAAGGCTGGTCAAGGTCTTGCCTGTCCGTACCTCCATCGCTAGGTACACGAAGCCATGTGTCTCTATGGCTCGTGCTCCCTGCGATATTATGTCCCTCTGGTATGGTCTAAACTCCATGCTTTTTGTTCCGTAATGAGATAGGCAATTCTTAATACTGGTTAGTACATCTGGGTCAGCAGACTTGTCCTTTGATACAACATTGTAAAGTGTACCGCAGTAGTGTAACATCTGCTCATCCGAATAGCCGGGTACTCTCTCAATCATTTGAATGAATTATGATCCACCTGCCCATCATGTCACGTCCCTCCTCAGGAGCAACGCCATACTTGAACATGCCGTAGGACACCAACCACTTGTAGAACTTGGTTCTGCTGATGGTCATCTTAGACTTTGGTCCGTAGTCAGGGTACTCGTTGACGAAGTCATTATACAAATCGTTCTTGTACAGCCTTATCTCTGGCTCCAGCGTGTTGTTCTTAGGCTGACCCTCCACTAGACCACACCACTCGATAAAGTCATGAGCGGTCTCCGCAGATAGCTGTCTGATCTTTAGGTTGACAAACTTACTTCTCACTAGACCATCCTTCAGGTAGTTAGCCAAGCATCTAATCATGTAGTTGTCAAACTCACACCAGTCATCATCGTTCCAATCCCCGAACATCAGCTTACCAAACTCATCCAAAGGCGTAAAGGCTTTAGAATAATATTGGTGTAGCTCAAGCTCCCACTTACGTCTTGCAAAGCTATTGCCTGACCCCTTGATTGCGTAGTTAGTAGTGATAGCAATCTTTGGAGACTTGCTGAATGGGATCTTGATTGCGTCTTTGTTCTTCTTCTCTAGCGTGAGACCCTCGGTGACTACACTGAAGAGTCTCTCGAAGTCAAAGTACTTCTTCACGTCATCGAACACTAGGATCTGCGTATCGGCAGACACCAGCTGGTAGGCGAAGCTCCGCTCAAACGTGAAAGACTTACCATCAATAGTTACCACCTTCTTCATTCTGCTTAGTGCGTTCATGAACAGACCCTTGCCTGTGCCACCCTCAGGGTTGTCGCTTATCACCTCATCGTTTAGTATTACTGCCGGACAGAAGCTTAGGTTCTTGTAGCCATGTAGCAGGAACCCAATGGTACTCTCCATCGACTCGACCCTGCCATCATCACCCCCACAGATGTTGCGTATAAACTTCCTGTAGCTGCATGCATCTGTCACATCGCACATGGTGAAGTTGCGGTCAATCACGTGATCCTTCCACACGTATCCACCCAAGTCAAGGTAGTCAATAGGCTTGACCTGATCCTTAGTCACCTGCACAGCACAGTTCTTGTAGTACAGGTAGGACGTATCCTTGGTATCCTCGATGAAGAAGATGTCTATGGTTGATAGCATGGACAGGAACTCCTCCTTAAAGAATCTGGTGTTGTCAGCAAAGTAGTTGTACACCATGATGTCATCCAACTCAAGTAGGTGGTTCAGCACGTAGTCCTTTATCTCCTTCTCGGATGTGTGGTCAATCAAGTTGTTCGTAACCTTGACAAATACATAGTTCTTCCCACCCTCTGGGCAGTACTTGTAGAAGCCATTGTCCTCAAGGAACTGCTTAAATTGAATGTGTACTATTCGAATGACTCCCTTCTCGCTCTTTTCCCAGAATGTTTTCTTTGCGTTCTCCTCCTCCACCTTGGTCAAGACTGCTTCGATAGTATCCGTATCCAGTTGAGAGTCCTGTAGCTGAATACGTATCTCTTTTTTTGACACACCCCTTCTCAGCTTGGCCTTGATGGTGTTTATCTTCTCCTCGTCCTCGTAGTACTTGGTACCAAAGTTGGTAGTGTTCCGGTAGGCTGAGTCAATTGTCATACCTATCTCACGTACAGAGAAGTCCTCCGTAGCGTACTGGTTCAGTACGTAGGATGCGAGTGGCTTGCTGATACCAAAGTCATTGAACGCCATCGCTAGGATGTACACGTTATGGTTACGCTGTCCCTCCACCATTGGGTACTTCTTCATCCACCACTTGACCAAGATCTCAACCACCTTGTTCTCATCAGTGATGGGGATGGTTGGCTTGTCCTTGAACTTACTCACCTCTGTGTACTCTGGCTCCTCCAGTACGTCCCATACAGATGAGTTCTCATTGATGTGAATGAGTGCATCATAAGACTCGTAGCATACACGTGATACGTTCTTGCTAGTCTTGTCAAAGTACTCGCTGTTGAAGTGCTTCTCTAGGCTGTTGAAGTAGTTGATGTGGTTGTCTGGGTCTGCCGGTATCTTTACCAATGCCTTAAGGCCATTGCCAGATGGAGAGGTGAATACTGAGTAGACGTACTTGTTCTTCGATAGGGTCTCCTTGTCCTGTAGTAAGGTCTTCTGGTTCTGGTAGCCATCAAAGTCTAGGCATATCAGACCACTATGCTGGGTAAGGGATGCATCGGATCTCTTGGTAAATATCCCACTGAAGCATATCGCTGGAAGCAACTTCTTCAAGTCATTCCTCTCCTGCTTTCGCTTCTCTGCTCTGATCTTCTTTACCAGTTCTTTTGACGATCCAGATTTAATTCTCTCTAGGATTAGCCCAACATTCCTGTGGAAAGGCATGCTTGTATCCTTGATACTCTGGAATATGGTCACTTGATGTATCATAAATGTCGTTAATATGTCATGTAACTAATTGATAATTAACTCTATGTCGATTATGTCAATTTAAAAACCCTTTTAGATTCAAAGAAATAATAATAATATATAAGTAGTATATATATATATAGGGAAAAAGAAAAATGACATGGACTAGAGAAAAAAAAGAGGGGTAGTAAACCCCCTCCATTTTAGAAAGGCACCTCGTTGGTAGGCTCAGCTACCTTCTTGTTTCCATCTGGCTTCCAAGTATCCACCTCTAGGTAGTGAGTAGGTTTGTTAGCGACCTTCTCTCTCTTCTCTACAATCTTTAGGTTTACCCACTCAAGGTTGTTATCGTTAAGGTACGCTAAAAGATTCTGCAAATCCTTCTTGCTTTGGCTGATGGTTGTCAGCTCTCCGAACTTAGTCTGAACAACTCTAGAACTTCCTCCGTAAATTTTTTCTGTCTGTTTCATTTGATTAAAGTATTTCGTTTATAAAGTAATTGTCAATATCATCTGTTGGATTTGGTCCGAAGTACCTGTAGTATACCTCCATTGCTCGCTCGACCTTAGCTTCTCCACCCTTTACGAATTCTTCGGATGGTCTGAACAGACCAAGCTGCTCAGATTCCTTGTCAATAACGTAAAAGTATAGGGGTTTTCCAAATAATTGCTGGTAAATGTAGCACTGAGAGTCATAGTTGTAGCTCTTTGCAGACCATCTGAACTTGTTGATGTCTGATGTGGTCTTCAGATCAATGATTGAATCGCTAGTAACTATGTCTGCCTTTGCTTTCCATTGCAGTCCCTTAATCTCACCAATGGTTGGCTCCTCGTATAGGTTGCCATCCCTGTAGATGTCATCGTAGAACTGGAGGTTGGACTTCATCACACCAGCAAGTCTAACAATTTCCTCGTACTCCTTGGTCAACATGGCGAATCCAATGTTGTTATCAGCACAGAAGGTCTTGTACTCCTTTGTATTCCTTGTACTGACATCCACCTGTGGCACGATTACAGCCTTCTCAGGCTCAAGAATTAGCTGATGGAATAGTCTACCCTCATGAAAGTGTTTGAAGTCCCCAGAGGGCACTCTAAATAGCTTAGGATTGGTAAGCAAAGAATATATGTCTGAGTTGGATAGGTAGTACCTACCCTTCCCATTGTAGTACTCATCATCATTCCTTAGTTCATCGATTATTGTATTCATATTGTTCTATAGTTTTAAATATTTGATACACTACCTGGGGGACTACCGCATTCCCCCCTGCCATTATTGATTCTTTTCTCCATTTAGGAAAGGTAATTCCGTCCAGTCTACCGGAAAGCCCATCATTTCCATCACAAATTGGGTGGACAGATGGGAACATTTCGAAGTCTGCTCTTGGTAATTTATTGCATCCTTCAAACTGTTTGTCATCGGGTTGTGACCATTCCTTGGAGCATCTCCTCTCCTCCCTGCATTCTTGTCCGATGATACTGGAGTCGGAAGAATCGATATTTTTTTTGCATATTCCGATGGACTCATTGTCCTTCCTTTCGCAAATTGCTCTGACCTTGGTATTTCGTTTGCTCTTGGAGTTGAAAGCCACAAACCAGACTCTATCTCTTCGGTGTGGAGCGTTGACACTTGCAGCTGGAAGTATAAACGGTTGGACTTCGTACCCTTCAGATTCCAAGTCAGCTTGCACCTCTTCGAATACCATCCCTCCATTCCAACTAACAAGCCCACGAACGTTTTCGCCCAGGACCCAGCGTGGTTGTATCTCTCGAATTGCTCTAAGCATTTCTGGCCAGAGGTGGCGATCATCATTCTTTCCGAGTCTCCTACCTGCTGTTGAGTATGGTTGGCATGGGAATCCTCCTGTGATGATGTCAATTTCTCCTCTGTAAATAGAGAAGTCTGTCTTGGTGATGTCATTGTGTGATATTGAATTAGGCCAATAATATTTTAAAACTCTCTGACCGAATGGATTCCATTCGCAATGGAATACGTTCTCCCATCCCATCCAATCGGAGGCTAAATCAAAGCCCCCGATTCCACTGAATAGAGATCCGTGTCTAAGCATTAAACTCATCAGCTATCTCCTTCTTTAACTCAACAGAGATGTCATACTTGGTGGTCAACTGCTTGCCAATGAATGCAAGACCCTTGCTCTTGTTGTCCTTCACATACTTTAGAACCTTAGTCCAATCATCGCTGTCCTTAACTAGGGTAACCAGTGCAGTAGGTACGCTCTGCTCCACTACCTGTGTATCTGGAAGATCCTCTCCGGCATAAATGTAGATGCCCAATCCAAACATGGCTAGGTTCTTAACCAAGCAACGCATCAAGGTCTTGTTGATGTCAAATGTGGTGGCAGCATCCACCTGCTTGTCTCCGTACTTGGTAGCATAGGAGTAAGCCTTCTTCTTCATGCTCTTGTTCTTCCCATCCATGACAGGCAACCACATCTCCAATGTCTGACCCTCAATTGTAACTGATGTGTGGCACATGAATCCCAAGTCATCATCGTAGTCCGTAGGGAGGATGGTGTACGATGCATCTGGGCACTCCTTCTTAGTCACCGACCATGCCCATGCCCATGATAGGTAGGTTAGGTTGTCCTTCTTCTCAACATGATCGTTCACATTGATAGCTGAGAGTCTCTCGAATACTGATTTTTCTGATTTCATTTCTCTAGATTTTTAATTAGTTGCTTGTAGTCTGTGTCTGCCTGTACTTTATTCTCGATTGATTTAATCCCATGAATAATGGATGAGTGACCTATCACATACCCATTCATGTCCATGTACCTCTGGATGTAGCTTACCGGTATGTTTCTCTGTGAGCATAGGTAGTATAGCATGTGTCTTGCATCTACTACCTCCATCTTTTTATTCTTTGAGAAAATCCATTCCTTTGGGATGGAGTAACGCTTGATAATGTTTTCTAAATAGTTATTAAAGATTTCAATTTTCATGATATTAGAATTATATAAAGAATAAATGATACTGTAAGCAGTACAAGACTTGCCACCTCAATCAGAATCTTGCCCATCTCAGTAGAGTTATCAATCTTTCTGATTCTCCTTGAGACAATAAGGTTTCCTATTATAATTAGCACTCCGTATAAGAACATCATAAGCCTCTGATTATATGCTCAATAAGACCATTCATATGATCCTGTGTAGGCGTGATGTTAAACCAATCATCGCCATCGTGTTCGCATAGGCGAATGGTAGACAGGATATTAATCTCTGTCTCCCACATGCCCATCGAATCCCAAGTGGATTCCTCACCAAACTGGTGAACCTCGTAGCTTCCTACCCATAGGTAGTCCTTGTCATCAATGCTGAACTCAACTTCCTCATTGATAAATACTTCGCTTTCTTCCATTAGATTTGATTTAATTTTGATACAATATAAGACAATAAATAAACAATGTCAATCTTTTTTTGCAGAAACTTTGCTCCTGTTCAACCAGTAATGCTCGTTGCAGATCCGGTCAATCGCTTCCCACTTGGTGGTACATACCAACCTTGCGTATAGACTACCGCAGTAGTACACATTAAACATTTGCTTCGCTTCCATCCTTTAGTCTAGCTTCTGATCCATACTTTACCTCTCTGGGGCATGGATAAATTTTAAACAATGCATCCATCCCTTTCACAAACTTAGCCTTGCTCTTCTCATCCAGATAAAGCAGTCTGTCATTAATTCCATGTACCAATCTGTACATCTCTAGTCTTCCTTCTAGTGTCATTGTAGTTTTAGATTTGTGAATTCAATAATAGTATCAACCCAGTCCCCATCCCATACCCTATTCTCATAGGTGTTGGCGAACTGATTGGTCAATTCAATGCCCAAGTCATAAAGTCCAGCCATGCCTTCTTCATCTATTATATCAAGTAGTCTTGTTGGCATTGTATCATTGGTAATAAATGCATGGATGGTACAGACAATCTCATGGTGAGTCTCTGCCCAGTCTCTGAAGCCTTTGGGTAATGACTGCTTGTCCTTCTTTGATGCAAGCTGATTGAGGATACTTGATACCAATGCATACTCTTGTTGGGTCATATGTGGTAGGTCATATGTTGCATCTGTTACAGCTTGGTAGGTATGGTCAAGATCCATGTCCTCCGGTACATCCACTTCAATTGTAATTTTCATAGTTGAATTGTTATAGTGTCACTGAAATTTGATAAGATTATTTTCTTTGGATAGGCATCCTCCAATGCAATGATGTAGTCCTCGATGAAATAATTCATCTCCTCATGTTGCTTTGCCATTGGATCTACCACCTTCCTTACATTCTCCTCTGTCAAGTTGGTGTACAAGGTACACTGGTCACCATCCCAGTTGCCGATTTTTAATTTGAATACATTCATATTAGTTGTCTGATAATTCTGTGAATTGGGGAAAGCCATCTGCCATCTGAAGCAGATGATTGGTTGCTAGTAGCAGTAAGATGTTGTAGTCCACACATTTGTGCATCATCTCGCTTACTTTACTCACCCTATCCATCTCCCCACTGGATAGTAGGGTTAGGATTGTGGCTAACTGGGCAGCATACTTGTGTTGCTCCACTCCTAGTGATTCCACTAGGAAGATTGCTTCGTGGTTGAATGTCATTTGTTTATTTGTTTAAGTAAAAATTCTTGCCAATGATTTGGCAACTCCGTACATGGAATCACTTTCTCGTTACCTCTGCAATCTGATTCAGCCTCATGTATGTCCCCAAATATTACCGCCTCTCCATCAAAAAAGGATACAACATGGTCATTCGCCCAGTCATAAATCACATAGTCAGTTTCGCTTAGTACTTGCATTTTCTTTTCCATTCTTGTACAATTTTAGTTGCCTCGTATAGTGCATCGGCACATTCACCCATGCCCATGCCCTCATTCGCCATGATCCATTGGTAGATGTCCTCTACCAACATCTGCTCATGCTCCTCACGGATCTCCTTGAGCCTCTTGATTTCGCTTCTGAGAAAGTCATTCTCTAATCCTTCAATTGTCTTCATTTTTTTCTAAGTTTAAGTCTTCTGCTACTAAATAAATTGTATCCCAAATCTGCTCCATGAGATACTCGTTTGTCAATGCATCATTTAGTACTCCGTAGGCTTGTTCATCCGTACATTTGTATGTGCTAGTCACATCATAAACATGCCATAGGTTAGCCACAAAATAGCCATTGCTCTCTAAGATTTGTTTAGCATCCTCAATGCTCAATTGTGTTTTTGCGTACTCCAATACCTCTTGTCTGGCAGTCTCGCTTGTCGGGTTAAATGTCATATGCTGATTAGTTTAGGTTTGTTGTAGTAGTAGAATTTATTCTCTGGATAGGCATCCAATAGGGCATCGATGAGTGAATCATTCGTGTACTCCTCACCAAACTCTCGCTCCCGATTAACTATGGGCTCAATCACTTTTTTAATTTGACTCTCGTTCAAGTCTGTGAGGATCACAAAGTTCTCCTCATCATATGCAGTTGTGTTAATTTCAAATGGTCTCATTGTATATTTTAGTTAGTTCTTTCTTGTCATAAGTAGGTAAGTAGTCATAATCTTCTAGGAATTCCTCCACAGATTGACCATCCTCTTTTGCATACTCTATGTAGGACTCAATCTCTACCCAGAAATAGTCTGCATCAAAATTGTAGAGTCCCTCCATGTATCCATAATCCTCCTCTGTGTATGTACCATCAGAGTTGATGTATGCCTTGCCACAGAAATCCATGCCCGACTCGTAGTAGAACATATCTACTTGCACACCATACTTCTTAGCTAGGTTAACACCAAACTGAATTGGTGGAGACCATGCAGTATTGGGAGTTAGTACCAATCCATTATCATCAATCTCTTGGGGATCAGATTCCTCATAAGATACATCCCACTTTGTACCAAAGTATTCTAGATTAGTATTGTACCAATCCTCTGCATCTGGTACATCAATTAAAGTTTTGAATAAGTTATTCTCTTCCTTATTCTCAATGGACTCCAAAGCTTGTACAATCTTTGTAACATCTCCGGTAATTGTGATTTCATTTGAACACCAATTAGGCATAGCTTTATTTGTTTATGATTTAAAATATCTAATGTGCATTGGTAAGTCTACTTTCCATCCTCTGCCGTTTGGATTACCCCATCCTTGATTCCAATCATCATCACTCTGAGTTGTTGGAACTTCATCCTTGAAATAATATTCTAGGATCACTGCGATTCCATCGCCATCATTATCACTAAACATAAGGTCGCATACATCTGACCAATCCATGTCCCATTCGAATGAGTCACCAGAATCATTGTAAACTTTGCCATACAAGTCATAATGACCTCGCATCTCTTCTACCACCTTGCCATTCTTAAGCAAGTACATTCTTACTGCATCTCCCTCAGCTACCGGAAGATTGCTTTCTTTACAGATAAAACTAAAGCATCCCATATTTATAGTAGTTTATTTTAATTCAACTCCAGCGTATTTTTTTCTGTATTCGTAATAATCACTTTTCAATTCTTTAGAAATATTTTTAGTTTCTTGAAACCATTTATCTATTATCTTTTGAGCCTCTCTCCATTCTAATTTAAACGCAAACACCTCACCCATTGCAGTCCTTTTAAAATCAAAAAAATCATTTAGAGTATTGTGAATGTCTTTCATCATGGGCATTAAAGTTTCTTCCTTGAAGATGGAATAATACTCTTGTTCCAATCTTGTCCAATTGTAATGAAAATCTCTATCGTAGAGATAATGCACAATAGCATCTTTAATTTTTTCAATAAGTTTTTCTTCTGTCCAAGTCCCCGTAGTATGACAACTTCCGATTTCAATTTGGAAACGAGTACCGACTAAGTCTTCGAGTTTTGTTGATTTTTTTTCCATGTTATTAATGTGTATCTAGTATAAGTCCTCCTATTAATTCTCTATGTGGTTTATTCTCTTTTATCACATAGTACTCTCCTAATGCATCATCATCATCTGGATATTCGCAATACAGAAAGTCCCATGCATCCTCGTAACTTTTAAATTTTTTGTTGGAGTAACACCTTGTGCTTGTCCAATCAACAATTATCCATTTCATATAAATCTTATAATTACTTGTCTGTGTATGTCATCAATGTTATGGTCATGCTCAAATCCTTTTAGAGACCATACCAATCCATGTGATTCTGCAATCTCCATGAACTCTGCATCTGATAGTTCAAAGTCTACCAATCTTTGATGTTCAAGTCCATCTAGAATCAAGTCTAGATTAACTCCATATACTTTTGTTTCCATAGCTATTTTTAGTTTAAGATTGATTTAACTTCTTCCTCTGTGAGTTTAATCTCAGAAGAAAATTCCGGTAGATAGTAGTACTCACCATCTCTGTAGAATAGAGTACCCTCACCTCTACATTTAGGATGCCTAACAAAAAATCTGTGACCTACTTTTTTAAGTGATTCGAATTTTGATTCCATAGTCTTATATTATTTTAGTTCCAATTACTTTTACTCTATCTTGATTCTTGTCCATCCAGGTTAACCAATTGTCTAGATGTTTATCATCTTTGAACTCCTTGGTTTGACTGAATGTCCCTCCGTATATTCCTCTCATGTGGATCACAGCTTTCATAACTTTTCTTTTATTGTGTTGTATAATAAATCTAAACCATACCTTGTCAATCCATTTGTCTTGAATGGATATGCAATCCATAAATCTTCGATAGAAATAATTCTATTCTGAGTTGTTAAAACTTGCACAATCCAATCGTAGGATTCGCTCAATCTTTTGTCCATTATTTTGCGTGATTTAATATTTTAATATGCTTCTTACCTTTTCTCATTCCACTACATAGTCCGCATTTCTCACATGTAGACCTATATCCCATCTCCTTACTAGCTGGGCATTGGATTACATCCTTTGATTCCTCATCCGTAACTATGAATGACCTATAGCCTAGCTTATTCGCCATATTTGCTTGACCTATACTATGAGTACTTGCCATGAAGAATTTATGGTACTCAGGCTTTTTTGCCCATTGATGTGTATATCCTGTATGTGATTTGGATACGGAAATCATATTTGCTACCATGTCTATGGGGATCAGTGATGGTTCACCATATGTACCAAATCTGATGTACCTATCCATTGACATCTTCATCACCTTTGTCCATACATCATCCAAACTAGGGATTTCTTTCTCTTTGAATTCTTTCACCAAACTTTTAAACATACTACAAAAACCAGCGTACTGCTCATACTTATGAGTATAGCATTTTAGATATCCTCTGAATGGGCAGTCAAAACATACTGCATCCGCTAGGTCAAAGAATTCTTTTGGTATCATCTTCTCACCATTGGAATACTTTTTACTAGCGTACTCCAATTGTGATTTGCTGAATGAATAAACTTGCAAGATTCTCTCTTTGCCAGATGTTATCTTGCCATTTGTACTTTTGTCCAATCGGAATACAATAATTGCATCCTTGATTTGTGCAGTTACTCTCATAGATTTTAGGGTTAAAGTTTGAGACCATAGGGGAAAACGATTCCCCTCTCTGCTCCAAGATGGTCTATTTTGATAATTGTTTAAGGATCTCGAATAAGTTTTTTGCGACATCTAAGGATAAATTTGTGGTGATTTTGTCGCCATTTGCTACACCAAACTGCCCGTTTTGAAATCTAACTAGGCTTATGAATCCATGTGTTTTTATAGTTACCATATAGTTTTTTCTAATTCAATTCCAAAAAAGTTTCCAATAATAACTGCAATCCCCAGGACTGCTATGGCCATGAGCCATGCCTTTAAATCTTGCTTATTCATTATCCTTTTATTTGTTCAGTTGCTAATTCTAATGCGTACTCTCTGCTCATAGGATCAATTCCCTCCTCCTCACAATCCTCATCCGTATAAATTCCATTTTTGTCATTCCAACAAAGCCATTCGATTAACTGCTCTCGATTGAATGACTGCAAATCTTCAATAGTTACATTTCTCATTTTAGTAGGTGTTAAAACATTCATTAAGATAATTATCTAAGGTATCAAAACTCTTCTCTGAGGTTTCTACCTCAAAGTCCATAAAGTGAATTGCCATCACCTTGCCATCCATTAGATGCAAGAACAGATGCGTATACCCTCCGCCCGAATGATAAGAAATACTATTTGTATGCGGAGTTTTCTTTGCTAACTCAAATCCTTTGATATGATTCTCATCGGGAAACCATTGCATTAGCCATTCCATTCTTTCTTGTAGTTCCATGATTTTTTAACTTTGTTTTTTAGTTCATTAATAGTTTTAGCCTCCATGTAATCCTCGAAAAAGAAGCATTCATACATTCCATTTTCATTCAAGTCTATGTACAAGTCATAGTACATATCGACTACCTTGACGATGTAGTGTTTCTCCATTACTTTTTGAATAGTTACCATGTTTCAATTGGGTTTTAAATGTGTTCCCCATTGCAATCGAATGCCACATCTAGAATGTGGGGAATATATACATTAGGCAAAGGAATAACGAGTAAGTGAACTATCCCTAACGATTAGTCATTTATGCCATTAATGTGATGTCAATTATCTATACCTATTACCATAGCCGTTAGGTTACTCTGTAGGTCATTTTATGGACTTGTTTGTCCCTCCGCATATGGCGGAATTTCAGCATGTCAAAGAAGCGGAAAAAAATAGGTCAACTGCGTTCGGCGAATCCATATGATTGCTTAATGCATGTACAAAGGATGTTCTTTTTAAGTTCATAACCTAATACTCGTTCAATTTATTTTCATTATTTCTTAAAGTTTATTGTAACTGACTGATAATCAGTAATAAAAATTTCATGTTTAACTGGAATTTTATTGCATCGGAATATATTCGTAGGGGGATAAAGCAAAAGATCCTCCTATCTTCTGTGCTTTTTTTGTGCGTTCGATGGAAAGATCCCTCCTATTTTTATTTCCAATTGGAATGCGAGATCCCTTTATTGACTGCAAGTCAACTAGGGGAAGCATGGGAGAAATCGTAGAAGCTAGGGGATAGGTGTACGCAAAAGCTAGGTACATGCATGCAGTTGACTGCTAGTCAAAATCCCAAAAAATCTGAGGGAAGTATAGATCACGCC